GGTGTCAAGTTTGTCAGACCATTTTGCAATGGCATCATAACATTTTTTGTAATCTACAAAATCAGGACCAAACTCATCAAGAAAGTGAAAAGAATAGTTGATGCGATTCTCGGGGATTGACAGATGCTGGGCGACCTTGCTGTTCATGTCCTTTGCTTTGTTGCACTAATCATAACAGGGTTATCCCCCTGCTGTGCTGCTAAGGGGACACCTTGCAGACTGTCCATCAATGGATTATTTCTCTTTACTTTATAGAGTAAAATCTCTCGTGCTTTCTTTGCAGCATGACCCTGATCAGTTCTTTTACGTCTTCCCGCAGTGTATGTGATGTCAAAGTAATGCACATTTAACGAGTTGTTGATATTATCGAAATAATCGTCATCGGCACGGTTGCAGACGAAGACTTGCTCCTGCCGGTCAGCAAAATCGATTAAATCAGTTAATGCATCATTATCGAACGCATTTCCGTAGTCTGCGAAACTATCACGGTACGGAGGATCGAAGAAGAAAAATCCAGTAGGATCATCACCACAAACATCACGCCAATCACCCTTGGCGATGATAACGTTCTGCAATGCATGATGCCACCATCTCACAACTTCTATGTCATAGATTACATCTTTCTGATTTAATAGTCCTGATGGTGTACCAAACCTGTTGTTTGTGTTCTTATTGATCTGCCAGATTCCATTGAATCCAGTTCTCATCAGAAAGTATAATGTCGCCGCTTCTTGTATTGGTGACCATGACAGATAGTTGTATGCATGTTCATGTCTTATGTCATAGTATAACTTCTTGCGATCCTCTTTATTCAATGGGATATACTTTGCACTCAGTGATTCCAGATGATTGATGAACTCACCAACATCAGATCTAATAGCACGATAGATGTTGATGATGCCCTCGTTAGCATCATTCAAGACCACATGATCTGGTTTATAGTTATTCATCACATGAACAAACATAGCACCACCACCGAAGAATGGTTCATAGTATGTTCTGAAGTCTTGTGGCATAAACTGAGAGTAATGTTTAATGACTCTAGTCTTCCCACCTGCCCACATAAAGAGTGGTTTCATTCGCCCACCTCCGGAAAGAGTGCGTTGATACGTTCACCAACTACTTCAATCATTGTAGCATTGATGAACTCACGAGTAAAGGGGTCTATTGACAAAAATGCACTATTCTCACCAGGAAAGTATTCATTGAATCCATTCAGGTGAGCGATATTCAATCCCTTGCCAATCGCACCAGTGCTGTATGCACCTTCACCAGTGCAGAAAGTGACATAAGAACAGGAAGGATTGATCATCTTGCTGATATAGTTGTTCTTGAACCATCGCTCGATTGCATTACCTGCATCCTGTTGTTTCTTACCTTCAAATACTGCAATCAGCACACCTTTGTAGAACCATGCACCGCCATCGGGTTCACATGCACCAATGCCGCCAGGGATCTGATCCTTTGTGAGTTTACGCTGAATAGTAAGATCAGGATAGATCTCACTCAACACAGCAAAAACCTCATCCTTAAGGTGCTTGCATTGCTCATCAAGTCTGCGAGCGTTTGCATCGGTGGCAACGGTGCCGGGTTGGATTCCTCCTGCCATGGTCCTCTGTGCTGTTGAACATAGTATAACCCCACCAGCAGCACTGATGGGGTCATGAGTGGTCAGTCTTCAGACTGTCCTATGAGGTCTGGATAGTATTCCTCTGCTTCTGCAATAATCTCATCGACACTATATTTGTCGTAAGAATCGTCTAGCATGTCATACAACAATGCTGCCATGGTTTTGAGATCCATATCATCAATGATTCTCTCAATCAGGTCGTTTTGCAGTTGGTCGCGATCAACGATAGTGTCAGTCATTTGTAGAGATAAGAACCGAATGGGTCAACAGAGTTGAAGCAATGCTCCCGATCTTCATCGATCAGAATGTTGTAACGTGCATCTTTTGCGGGACGATTCCATGTAGCGGACTTAAACACATCTCCTGTCTCTTTGTGTACGAAAGCATGTACTGAGCGTGACGATCCATCATTAAGGATGATTTTGAAATACTTCTTACCGACTGTGATTTCATACTTAGGCACGTTTTCTGCTTCACCTGAAGTAAGTTCATCAATCTTGTCAGCATGATAGTCAGGGCAGTCATCATTTTGAATAGCGTGAATGTGGTGAGAAATACGCCACTTGATGAAACTAGAGCGAAGAATAGCAGTGTATTCTTCACAATAGTCGTGGATCTTTTCAGCAATGAGTGTGGTCATGAATCAGCAAGCGCAGGCGAAACGATTAACAAGTTGAGGATAGTTTCTCAGAGATTCTACATGCTCTGCTCCAGAACGATAGCGAGCACAAATATCATAATGTGCATCTTTTGTGCTAATAACCTGTTGAGATTTGAGACCATTGGAGAACTCGACAATGCGAAGTACGCGATCTTCATCAACACCACCAGTGTAACGCTTGACGGGATAGTAGTAGTAAGTTTGTTCGATTGTCTTGTTGATGAGTTTGGGATAGTTGATCGCGACTTTCATGGTGTCCTTTGCTGATGAACATATTATAGGGCACCGATCCGGTTCATCACCCACCTGTAGACCAGTTCCTGAAGTGTCACACGATCAGTTGAGAACATAGACGTTTCTGGCATCATGGTGCATTGATTCGAAAACACGGATCGCATGGTGAAGACTAGTGGCACTCACCTTAGTCTCAATACGAAACCCGCCGACGATTCCTGATACAGTAAACTCCTTCATTCTGCCTCCACGTTGATGTCAAACTCATGGATGAAATAGTTTAAACTGATGTTCAGTTTCTTGCAAATCTTCTTCATTTTCTTGTACTCAGACTTGCTAAGTTCTAGAATGAAGTCATCAGTGTCCACTGTGATGGTGTCTTCGGGCATGTTCCTCCCTTTGTGTATGCACATATTATAGTGCAATAACCCTGACTGTATGTAATCAATGTGACAGTTCATGCACTGTCATGTGTACCCTCTACAACCTCACGTTTTGTTACAGTACAATCCATAGGATTTTCTACTTCAGAGTGACACATATCCCAACAGATTTTAGGTGCTCTCTCAGGTTCATTCATCAGCATATAGAAGAACTCTACCCACTCATCTGATCCTACAATGTTCTCAACGTTCCATGCGTTAATGACCTTCAAATGCTCACTAAACAATGGATCTAGAACATCACATCTATGCTCTAATCCATCAACGTAGCAGCATGGTAGGATATGTCCTGATGATACAAATGACTGAAATGTGTCCTCGTAGACACACGACGGTCTCAAATATCTTGCCATGTTTTACCTCTATACTCTGGTAATGTGGGTCTCAATGGATCATTCTCGTCTGACCATCTTGACGAGATAGTCAACTCTAAACTCAGTCCATGTTTGTGTGCTAGTTCTCTTGCTTCCTCAACGTCATTCTCATTATATTTAAAGACAATATACTGCCAACATGTATCTAATCCCATCTCTTTTGCGATCAGCATCATATTAAAGAGTTTTTCCCCATCCTGACCGACGCGATACTGATGACTGTCCTTGGGCAGTCCGTCGATGCCGAAAATCCATTTTATGTTAGTATTGGCAGCAAATAGTTTCCTATAGTGATCCTCACCCAACCATTTTGGCGTTGCTGCTGTATGGATATTGCAAGAAGTGCGGTTTCGTATGCATCTAAGGATCACATCTAGGTCAGGATTCATCACAGGGTCACTGATTTGCCCGTTGATTTGAAAACAGGTGTAAAAGTTGTTCAGTGCTTGTATCTCAAAGAGACACATATTCTTGCCATTCTCATTGGGTGGCAGTCCACGAGTTTTGTGCCATTGACGACGGCAGGCAGGACATGCGAGAGTGCATCCCACCGCTGCATCGATGCTGCAACCACGATGGGGATATGCTCCTGCCATCTTATAGCGTCCATTTATCAACCAATCGCGAATCTGTTCCTTATCTGCGAAGTTCATAATATACAACAAAACCCCCTACGATATGTAGGAGGTTTGTTTGCGAAGACGTGCAAAGTGCAAAGATATTCAGTTGTCAACCGTTAGAATCAGACGGCAGTCAGGTCACCGCTGCGACGTGCAGTAGCGATCATTTTGCCCACAGATTGCTTGCCAGCAATGGTGCTCTCAAGGGAAGCACGGAAAGCGTTCTGATCCTTAGCAACAAAACCGTACTCAGTGTCGCTAGAAGTGAACTGAACGCCAACAGCGTTGTTCTCACCGAAGGTGACAGCAGCGATAGAAGAAGAACCGGTGATTTGCATGATAAGAAATGAAGTAGGGTTGTCAACTGAGTGTCTTTGGTTGCGGCGCATCTCATTCCGCTTGTTGTGTGTATTGTAGCAGATTGACGGTCAGGTGTCAAGTGGTCTGCTACTTGTGGTTGTGTGGGTTGCGTCTCCGCTTCCCTTGCCTGACCCTTGTATTATAGCAGATTGGGGTGGGGTGTCAACGCCTTGACTGATTAGCGTTGCTTATGCCGACCATTAGATCCTCTGATGAGTCGTCAGCACCAATCATCATCTCATAGTAAGTATCATAGTCAATGCCAAGATACTTAGCGAACATCTCATGATCATCATGTGATTTAAGATCTCTTTCGGTCAGCATGGCAGAAAACTTAAGCGACTTAGATTCTACTAGATGGGTGAACATTTGTCAAGCATGATGACGTTGTGCCATTTGCTCATAACGATCAGATGATCTCTCTTCATCATCGTACTCCTCAACTTCAAAGAGTTCCTCTATTTTGTCATCAATAAAGTCATCAATCTCGTAGAGTTGATAGAGTCTTTTCATCTGTTGGTGAATGGTGCTTATGTAGATATGTAGGAGGGATTCTATCCTCGCTCGTAATCAAATGTCATGCAATGAAGACCACCATCCCACAAATATCTGTGCCGGAAGGGAACTACAATGGGTTCAACGTTGTGTTTCTTCAAGAAATCAAAGACTTGCTTATTGTAGCGAGTGACCATAAGTTTGGTGGAGTCCAGTTGAAGACAGTTTACGTCAAAGAATGTCTCAGGTGAGTATCCTACCCACTGACGATATGTGTCAGGGATGTGTGATGGTGACCAGACAATCTCCTTAGAATAGTTCATGTCTTTGAGATCACTGGAGTTAATATCAACGTAGAGAATGTCCCAACCAGGGAAACAATACTCTAGGTTTCTTGCGGATGGTGTTGCAATAATAACACCTTCCTTAACTACACTGAACACACCATCAGTGTGACGCTCAATGTCCTCAGCACGATTAGAAAAGCGTTCATAAACAAACTCAATGTCTTTGTGTGCTTGACTCAACCAATCGAAACGCTTCTTAGTCCATCCGATAGCATCAACATAGACACGATCAGCACGGACAACACTGGGAGCACACATATTATCCAGTGTGATATACTCCATGCGTCCATCAAGAAGACTTAACCAATCATTGATGTTCTTCTGATAACGTGGACCAACATAGAATGTGTTACCAATGCGTTGAAGATGGTCTCGTGCATGTAACAACTGAGGTTTGATTGTTACGTCAGGTTCTGTATACTCAGGACGACGTACAACAACACCGGCACCAGTAAGAACATCACTAAAGAACTCCAGATCCTCCTCAGTTTCCCTGAGAATGTCTTTAACGAAAGGGTCATCAACTAGGTCAGGCGAATAGCATCGCCCAACCCAACATTCTTTAAGAGGAAGATATTCACTCTGCATCAGTTTCTCCGTCAAGTTTGGTGTAAAGTTGGATAAAGGAAGATTTAGTCTCCTCGTCAAAACGATTTAGGCACATCTCAACTGCCATCATTTTCTTGCCGAAGATAGCATAGGCACGGATAATGTGCACAAGACGACGTGTAGAAATGATCTCATCAATGCCACCATCTTTGAATGTCTTGCGGACAATATCTGCCCAGTCACACAGATAGGCAATGAACTGCTCAACATCACCAGTGAGAGGAACATTCAGTGCTTCACATGTAGCACGAAGCATCTTATTCTCAACAGCAGGTGTAGGATACTCCTGCTCAAATGTCACTGGGAAACGCTCAAGAAATGCCTCGTTAAGTACATTCGTGCCGATGAATCGTCCATCATCAGAACCCTTGCCCTTAGTGTTTGCAGTGGCAATGATAGTGAAACCAGCAGCGGGTTTGATATACTCACCAATCTTTTTAAGGAAGACACCCTTACCTTCCATGATAGATTGCAGGCACAAGATCTTATTAGATGCCAGATCTACCTCGTCAAGCAACAACACAGCACCACGCTGCAATGCTTCAATCACAGGACCATTGTGCCACACTGTTTCACCATTAACGAGACGAAAACCACCGATCAGGTCATCCTCATCAGTCTCTACAGTGATATTGACACGGATCAGTTCTCTGCTGAGTTGTGCACACGCTTGCTCAACACCGAACGTTTTACCGTTGCCAGACATTCCAGTAATGAAGACTGGATAGAAAGCACGGGACGCAATAACCTTTTTAAGGTTACTAAAGTTGCCAAACTGGACGAAGGTATCATCTTTAGCGGGAACGAGATTTTGGTGAACAGATTCAGTCTTGCCAACTTGAGCAACAGTTTGCTCTAGTTGTTCTTTAACTTCATCAACGGTCAGATTCCAGTGACCACGAGAAACTTTGTACTGATTGAGATACTTAGTGATGGTTTGGTAAGACACACCAGACTGATTGCAGTATGCCTTAACCATATCAGCATTTAGTTCTGTGCCAAAGGTGTCAACCAAGGCGTCGATGTGTTGCTTGCTGTTGATGGTGCGTGGCATGTGTCCTTTGCTGTCGATGAGACTATTATAGGGGATGGATGGGGTTCAGATCCGTGGCGTGTGCCACTATGCGATCTGGTCTGCGAACTGCTGGAGCACAAATTTGTTTGTTCTCTTGTTCTTGAACATCTTGCGGAACGCCTTACTAACGTCTGCTTTCTTAGCATCGTCACTAACATTTAGGTCAGTGTCTACAGTGAGTCCTGATTGTGGGATGCCAAACATAAGATCAAACGAGTCCAGTTTCATGCAGATGCTACCAGTTTTTCGGATAACATCTTGCATTTCAGTGCTACTAGTGCCATCACCAAAGTATGATGCGAAGGAACGAATGTCACCACGTCCGAGGATACGGAACCCGATGAAACTAACACCAGGAAGACCATCCTTTACGCACTCAATCAAGTCATTAGTGAATGAAAACTCACTAGTCTTCCATGTGCGTCCTGTCTCACGATTGCGGAGCATAGTATTATATCCAATGCGAGCACGTCCACGGGATACTTCACCACTGTGCTCATATTTACGCTCACGATTGTATGCTGGTGTATATCCTTCACCATCAGTGAGACAAATGACATGACACTTCTGAAGATAGTGTTTCTTGATCATTTGCTTGACAACCTCTTTACTGGTGATGATTGCCTCATTCAATGGTGTGCCAGACAAGGTGAACTTAGGAGGATAGTTAAGCATACCGCTGCCAAATGATCTGCCAGCAATATACAGATACTGCATCATCTCATCGTTATACTTACTCTTAGAACTGCTGCTGAGTATATTGACGAGACGGAAACATCCATCAATAGTTATCTCATTGTTCTTCCATTCTTTCACCATCAGTTCAGTATGCATGTTATCATCATAGTTGTACTCTGAAGAGAGTGCCCATGAATCATTGGTGAAAGCATACACTTCGAAGGGGATGTTTACCTTACGGCAGAACCACACCAACTGAAATAGTTGCTTGAGTGTATCACTCATGATGTTACACATAGATCCACTCCAGTCAAGCAAGAACACCAGACCGTGATTCTTACCATCGGGGATGGTTGTCACTTTCTTGAAGAGATCTTCGTTATACTTGTAGGTGTGAAGTTTGCCTGTGTTGAGTACACCAGTGCGTGAAGTTGTGGCACGGGCATAAGCATCGGCAGACTTCTTCATCTCAAACTCTTTCACAAGGTAGTTTACTTCCTTGGAACTATCACGCTTGAATGTAGTATATTCATCAAGCATGAGAGCATATCTGTCAGGATACATCTCATTCTGCTGAGCATAGAACTCACGCAAATACTCAAGAATAGTATCAAACTTGACTACAGCACGATTAAGATTTGCCTGAGGAACTTCCACATAGTTCATCTCAGTGCCATTGCCGATTAGACTCTGCTGACTATCACCAAAGGCACGTTGAGTGTCACTAGTTTCATCCTCATAATCAGCGCCAGGATCGTCCTCAGTGGCATCTGAATCCTCTTCAGTATCATTCTCCTCCTCACCATCAATAGAACTCTCTGAAGGTTGCACAGTGTCATCCTGAGATGTACCCTGACCTGCTGATTGTTGCTGTTGTTGTTCTTGTTCTTCCTTCTTCTTCTGTGCAAGTTTCTTGGTGTATGCCTGAATATCACGGGCAATGATAAGAACCTCTTCGAAGTCCTCTGCCTTACTGATACGAGTGATGAAGTCATTCTCCTCATCAGTAAACTCAATGTCAATGAAAGCACCGACTTTGAAGTATAGATTGATCTTGTCAATCGGTTTCAGAGCATTAACATCGTCATCAGAAATAGCAAAGAAGTCTTGCTCATTCAGTTCCTGATAACCTGAGTGAAAGTCACGATTGAGACCACGAAACCGACGCTTCATCAACTTCTCAATGCGAGCATCTTCAACCACGTTGACATAATCAGGTGGCACTCTAAAGTATTCTTTCTCTACAATCCAGTTGCGAGTAGGTGTATACAATGCATGACCTACCTCGTGGGCGACAAGCATATCATAGACAGTATCACTAGCGCGATCCCATTGTGGTAGAGTGAGAACACGAGTCTGAACATTGAACTGCGCTGTCTCTACGTTACGGTGCTCAACGATCAGGTTCTCAGTTGCCAGCAGTCTTGCCAGGTTGCCTTTGATCTCAATGCTGACCATGCTTCTCGTCTGTTGATGCAACTATTGTAATGCATCCTGCTTCGCTGGTGCCGGTTTGTGGACAGTATACCGATCGTCCCACCGGACACAGACACGGACAGGTGTGCCGCTACAATATCCCTCATCTGCAATCTGTAGGCAAAAATAGTTCACATCAACAAATGCCACTTCACCAAACATATCGTGGTAACTTACTTTGTCGCCAATTTCAACCTGTGCCATGGAGATAGTGCGATAACCCCTGCCAGTATACATAGGTCTATAGGATATGTCAACATCTATGACAAAATACATTTATTGGGCACCATCTTGCTTTGGTAAGAGTCATGCTTGCTTTACCTTTGCAGCAAATAACAAGGTGTCGATGAAGTATGGAACATATGGTGAAGGGTTTCAAGTATTCTCTGGCACAGTAATCGACCAAGAGAAGTATAATAGGCACGGATTCCCTGGCAAAGTGCAGGTTGAATCACTATCAGTAAGGAAGAAAGACATATACACATCACAGTGTATCAGAAGCAAGTTTATTGCTGGTGATCCTGATCATGCATACATCCCACAGCATGAGAATAAAGCGATGACTGAGGGAGAACTAACCCGTAATCGTATGCTCAATGATCTACCTAGTGAGCATATCCCAGACTGTGCATTTCCTGAGCACAAAGTAGATGAGAACAATACATGGTTAGATAACCTGAGTATTATGGTGCGTGACTTCAATCCAGATCTTATCTGTTTAGAAGAACCATTGCCCGTGAATGTTGATATAAACTATGCTGATTACAAGCACGTTGTACCATACAAGTCCACAGACTTCAAGCAACTGGTGTTTGAATATCTGACAATCCTAGACATTGATGGTCTATCAACTGCTAAAGTATTCGCTTTTCTAGATCAACGTCTAGTCCATTTTGAACGACTACTAGATTATCTGAGACTACAAGATATTGACTGGCAGTGGTTAGACATATCCAAATGGGAGAACTACAAATACTTTGGATTGCAAAACATTCCTGATCATGATATGGCAGACCACAAATGGATGTCACCTGAGATAAGAACAGATCGTATTGATTACTATTACTTACTTGCTGAGAGATATATTATATCACGGAGCGAAAGACTAAATCTACTCTACCCTGAGGTGAAGAACTGATGACTCAAAAGTATATGTACTGGGCACCACAGATCTTCGGTAAAGATCATGCATGTGCTCTATTTGAACTCAATGGTAGAACGTCACTAAGATACTTTGGTGAAAAATCACCAGGTGATAAGTGTGTCTTTGCATGGGGTGAGATTGTAGACGATTACTTATACAATCGCACACTAGTTCTTAGCAAGGACTTTGACGAAGACAAGACAGATATACAGTCAAACGAGTTCTTTATTCAACCATGTGCCATGATCCCTGCATTTTGGGCAGGCAACTATATCTTTGAAAGTCAAGATCATGTGCTCCAAACACGAAAAGAATGGTATGAATGGCATCAAGATACTAACCCAGATGCAATCAACTGGGATGAGATAGACATACCTGATCCAACCAAGATCCCAGAATACCTAGACAAGAATATACCTGTCATGGAGAACATTCAGCGTATCTTTGATAATGCTGATCCTGATCTAGTGTGTTCAACAGTCTCAATGAGAGATGAAACTATTAACATAGATCTAAAGAAGTATAAGCATGTTATACCATACAAATCTCAAGGATATAAGTATCTACTGCTAGATCTTTTAGGTAGCACCAATCCAGAATTCTTACAGGACTTCAAAGCGGTAGAGAATCTATTCAAAGAACAACTTCACAAGTTTAGGACATATATCAAATGTCTAGAAGAAAACGAATGTGAATGGGAATGGTTAGATATATCTAATGACGAAGATTACAAGGAAAAGTTTAACATAGAGAAGACATTAGACTTCATCTCCAATGATCCTAGGTGGTTTGATCCTATTGTTCAGACAGATATGACGATGAAATGCTCTAATCTAGTGGACAAATACTTTGACAGGTACTATAATGTCCTTAACGATTTCTTTCCTAAAGTATTAAGCTAAAGCCCACCCTTTAACGGGAACAGAGTCAGTCTACATAGATTACGCCAAGTTGTCAACCCCTACATTATGTTCAAAGGTAAACAGATTATTTGCATTATTCCTGCTAGAATGTCATCCGGCAGGTTTCCTGGTAAACCACTTGCACGAATCAATGGGCGTGAGATGGTGCTACGAGTAGCAGATATTGCTCGTAAATCTAAATACCTTGATCATATCATTGTTGCTACTGAAGACGAAGTAATCAAACGAACGTGTGAAGTCAATGGATATGAATCACGAATCACAGGCAGACACTATACCTGCACTCATCGCGTGGCAGAGGTATCTGAAACTCTGGAAAGTGATTATATTGTTAATCTACAAGGGGATGAACCACTGACTGATCCTCAATGGATTGACGACATGATTGAATATGGTGTTACACATGACTGTGACATGGTGCAAGCATCACGGGAACTAGAACCCGATGAGATTGCTGATGACGATGTTGTAAAGATGGTTGTCAATAATGGTGTGGTAACACATATGGTGAGAACACCAGATATTATCACCGCCAACACTGTGACACAGTTGGGTCTCTACATGTATAGACTAAATGTTATACGAGACTTCCCAAACTTAGACATGACATTTGTCAAACATTGGGGTGGACTTGACACCATCGGATTCTGTGGTAAGTATCAAGTGTCGCCATTTGACCTGAAATGTGGTAAAATAAGGGCTGTGGATCGCTCCTGGCACATACAAGAGATCGAGCATGAACTTGCAAAACGTTGACATAAGTCTTGGTGCTAAGATGCTGGATAAAGCATCACGCATTGCGATCATTGGCAGTGGTGGTAATCTTGCCATTGCACAACATGCTGCGTCTGATATACAACGGCACACAGGAAAGTTCTGCTTTGCTCCTGATAGTGTTCACCTTACTGCTGTTGGTAATGACATTGATTGGAAGTATGAGTGGATGGCATATGCTGCACAACACTGTGACATGGTGTTAGGTATCAGTGCACGAAATCAATCGCCTATGATCAGAGTCTTAGACGAGTTTGCTTTTGGTATCCCTACAACAGTCATCGCACCTAAGAAGATCGAGACGCCATACATTCACACAATCTGTATCCCATCCAGATACTATCACGAGTTTGAAGTCAACGCCCTCTGGACAATCTACATGCTCATGGAGTATAATGGAGTCAAGTTACCCGAACTCCCATGATTCAACACGTATCGGAAGGTGCACCAGTTTACTGCTTCGATATTGATGGGACACTGTGCACTGAAATGATGGGTGACGTTGAGAACTCACAACCCATCGTTTCACGAATCAATGTTGTCAATGATCTGAAGATGAAAGGTGCTACGATCTACCTACAGACAGCACGAGGTATGGTCAAGGCGAACAACGATCAAGCACTCGCTGATAAAAACATGCGAGAACTTACCGAACGACAACTAAAAGAATGGGGTGTTGAGTACGATGCACTGTTTTTCGGTAAACCCCGTGCCATGAATTACATCGACGACAAGGGGTGGAATGATAGTGACTTTTTTCGTCAGTTTTAAATAGTAGCGTATATATCAGTACACCTATCACTACATTTAATATTATTAACTTTTATCGTTTTCTCGCGTAACCATTCGTAGGCAGTAATATACTCTTCATTTACAACCTGTTTATCTTCTTCACGAAGAAATCCTATCTCCAGGAGATCATTGTATAGATCTTCTGGAGATTTTAGTTGACTGAGACCTAGCATCTTTGCAGTCATAAATGCACGATCATCCTCAGGTAAGATGCTCCACGTATTTGTATACTCGAAGAACTTCTTCTGAGTGTCATTCAGATAGTCCCATCCCCATTTTAGATGACGAAGAATCTTTGTCTTACTTTGTGGAGACTCCTCAATAGTTTTTGTGCGGTAATATTCTAACCTGTCATATATGTGCACATGCTTACCAAGGAACTCAGCATAGTATATGTCAGTGCCGGGCCAAGGAATATAAACGTGCTCGGACTGTAAGAATAACCGTGACAAGATAAACTGTCTATTAACACGATCATTCATCTGGATGAACTCACTATCCTTAGGCAACTTTAAGTTCTTCCATTCTTTCCAGATGTCACATTCACGCCATGGCAATAAGAATCTAATAGGACGTGATGCCCAGTTGATAGCATCCTGAACATTTCTGTAATCAGCATCACGAATAGTAACCTGATCATCTCGTGGGATAAAGAATAACGAACCTTCAGGTTCATATGATTCTGTTGTTGCAACCTTGGCAAGATCCCATAGAAATGGACATGCACCATAATATGATTGCATCCTAGACTTCTCCAACTTCTTTGCGTGGTATTCACTCCACACATATACTTTGTTAGAGTTAAAACATTCTGGTTGTGTATACATCCAGTCGCGTCTACCTACAACCTCGCGACATACACCCGGAATAACACCATACAAAAAAGAGGCATCTGGTAAACCCAGATACCTCTGCATAGAATGATGCCACTTATCTGATTGATCGGCAAAAAACATTATGAAAGGTAATCAATAGATCTTAGAAATACCATCAGTGGTAGTTCTTGCGAATCCAACAGTATTAGTTTCTTCGACGAGAATAGTATCAACTTCTTCGTCTGTCAGTACACCTTTTTCTAGGAGGATCTGAATGAGACCCTCCGTAGAAACTTTAATCTCAGTTTTATTTACCGGGATCCATTTATTACTATCAGTGTACTCAGCAATCTCACCATACTCTCCTTCAAGAGCACGACGATAGATTTCCCGAGAATGTTCACTAACATCGGTTGGAGAAGCAGTGTATTGAATCCACTCCTCCTCGATGTCAATGAAATTCACATCAATATCAAGAACATTGTGTTCTTCATTTGCCCATTTGGGATTGCGAGCATCCATAATGGTATAATATGGAGATTCAGACATATTAAAAAATCAAAAAGTGATCAAGCGTAACGCAACCAAAGTGTAGCGGAGTATGCAACTGTGGTGTTAACTGTTAGTTCAGAAGCAACGTTAACAGAAGCAGTACCAGAGTTGATAGTACCACTGCCAAAGTTAGCAGACTTACCAGGAACAGAAACGTTACCTGTAACAGAACCTGAAACGTTACCCGTGGAGGCAGTGTTCTGAGAAACTGTGCCGGTGTTGACTAGAGCAGAACCCGAGTCATAACCCATACATCTCCAGTTACCCGAAGGGGTAGTAGAGTTATATAGTCTACCAGTTGCGTCCGAATAACGCAAGCTAGAACCTGCTAGGGTATCACCAGGGTTGTATGTGGTGTTACCTGACGACTGTTGCATGAAGGCATATGTGCCTACATCACCAACAGATGCGTTAGCGTTAATGCTTGCAGTAATAGAAACATTAGTGATGCCGCTGATACGCTGGTCAGCGTCTACAGTAACCTGTGCTACTTGGTTAGCGGATCCATAAGTTCCGGCGCTCGCATCAGTTGTGTTCGTTACATTCGAACCAGTACCGTATAGTGCCATTTTAAGTTAATCTCCTTCGTATATTTATGAGTTAGATCAAACTTCTTCCAACATGAAGCGGAATTTCTTCCCACTTCTTCTGTTGGTAATATATAGATGCTCCTCACCTTCTTCGATTAGGTAGGAACCCCAGGTGCCATCGACCGTATTTACACCCTTTGCTTCGTTGGATAGATCCAAGTCAGAACTGAAAACGTTAGCGAAACGTGTGCCAGAAGCACCAAGATCTAGAGTACCGTTTGCATTAGGAATGAGGTCCGTAGATAGAACACCATTAAATGCAACAGTATCACTCGAAGAATCGCCTAGTGTAACACTACCTGATGCAGATAGTGTAGTACACGAAACAGTGCCACCACTGATATTCTTTGTAATCGTGCTAGGTAGACGATCATCAGAAAGAGTACCAGACGCAATGTTAGAGGCATTGATAGCAGTGATGTCACTACCATTAAATGCTGGTGTAGAGTCAGTATCACCAAGAGATAGTGAAACACCACCGATGGAGATACTTGAGTTTGCTAGGTAAGCGTTAGCAATCGCAGTACCTTGCCAAGTACCAGAACTAATCGTGCCAACAGTTGTTAGCGACGAGTTAACAACACCAGAACCAAGTGTAGTAGCAGAAAGAACTGCGGTGTCAGCAATCTGGTAGGACTTGCCGCTTACAAGGTTAAAGTGCTCACTGGATTCCCAGTGATCGTTATCATTATACCAGAGAAGTGTATGATCTGTAGCACCCTTCAGGATAACACCACCAGCATTTGCGGTAGAATCGGATGGGGTGTCAACTGAACCTAGTTCAACAGTCTTATCATCTACAGTCAACGTGGTTGAGTTAATGACAGTCTGAGTACCATTAACGGTGAGGTTACCAGCAATAATAGCATTGCCAGAAACTGTTAGACCAGCACCGATAGTTGTCTCACCAGAGATGATAGCAGAACCAAATAGGTTAGCACCACTAGATGCAACGTTACCAGTTAGGTTACCAGTTACATTACCTACAACTGAACCAGTGTGTGTACCAGCAGTATCACCAGTTACGTTACCTACAACAGCACCAGTGTGTGTACCAGCACTATTACCTGTTAGGTTACCAGTTACATCACCTGTAACGTCGCCTGTAACATCACCAGTTACATTACCGGTTAGGTTACCAGTTACGTTACCTACAACAGCACCAGTGTGTGTACCAGCGGAGTCGCCAGTTAGATCACCAGTTACGTTACCAGTAACATTACCTGTTAGGTTACCAACAAAACCACCTGTGGAAGTAGTAATACCACTAGCACTAATGGTTGTTGCAGTAATACCATTTGTGTTGATGTCGATGTTACCGCCATCGACCGTTAGACTACCATTAACAGTTAGATCATCGTTAACAACAACGTTACCGTTACCATTACCCGAAAGTGCTAGGTTGCTGTTAGTTGTTCTTGAGATGAGACTGTTAGCAGCAACAGCAGATCCGAAGGTAATCGCGTTACCTGCCGAGTTGGTAATGTTAGTACCATCTTCGATCTGAAGTGTGCCTTTAACCTGAACGATACCAGTTCCAGTTGGATCTAGTTCTAGATCACCAGAACCAGAAGTCTGGAACACTAGGTTTTGGTTCTCGTCACAAGAAACGATGATGTTAGAAGAATCTTCCTGAAGAACCTTCTGTCCATTAACATATAGCGATCCAGGACCGATATATACGTCTCTCCAAACTCTCGTTGGGGATCCTAGATCAAAGGTGTCATCTTCTCTAGGAATGATGTGACCACTAACGTCAAGTGCGGTTGTCGATGCACCAGCACCAACGGATTGCATACCGCTGACGTTGACATTTTGGGTAACGACAAGATCCTTGGTTGTTGTTACTCCAGTGATCCTTTGATTAGTTGCTGTGGTCTCATCATAAGAGAGATCACCTGTCACATTAAGATTACCAGCAACCGTAAGGTCCTGGTACATTTCTACGTCTGCGGCAAAAGTAGATACGCCAACGTGGGAGGATAAACCTACGATTCGTTGTTGTACACCACCTGCTTTTGCCAGTTCTCTGGCTCTCGACATAATGGTAGGATATTTTTGACTACCCTATTATTTAGACTTCTGTCAGATTGATCTTGTATCGTTTTCCAGATAGATTGTTGATCATGTAGATTGTCTCAGCGCCCTCTTGTAGAGTCCAGTTACCTTCACTGCCATCAACGTCATTACCACCAGTTCCAGTGTTATTGAAGTGCATGTCAGCGGTGTAAACATTCGCCCAGCGGTTGTTGCTATCACCTAGATCGTACTGGTTATCAGCAGCAGGTTTCCACGAATATGCTGTGCCATGTCCAACGATAACATCTGGAGTTCCATATAGACCATTAGCAAGTGCATCTAGTACAGAAACAGTGGCAACACCAGTAACATTTAGAGTTGAACTCTGTTGGAATGATACTGTAGAAATGCCTGTAGAGTTGAATGTTCCAGTAACAGTGAGGTGCTCAGTATCAATGGTAGTGTTGCTTACATCACCATTAATGTTAGCGTCGATGGTATTTGCTGTGATAATACCAACAGATAGGTTTCTTGCCTCAACATCAATGAAAGTAGAAATACCACTGTTGGCAAAGAATCCATCTGCTCTGAACTCTAGTGCAGTTGCAAGACCAGCGGTAAGACGACCACCGTTAAGGATACTAACATCACCAGTTGTAGAAACTGTATCTACTTGAATACTGCCAATAGTAGCAATGCCAGTAACTTGAAGGTTACGATCTACATGTAGGTCTGTGAAGGTAGAAATACCAGCACCTTCAAACTGACCAACAAATGTAGTTGCTGTGAAAATACCAGCATGATTGGTGTAAGGAATCTGTTTTAGAGTTTCCTCGGCGTGAACATATAGTAGATCATCTGCCTCATTATATCTAAGAGCACCTGCAAATCCTTCTGCTGCAATCTCTTCAAGAGCTTCAGCAGAAGTTAGATCATTAGTGCGACTAGTAATGATATTGTTTCGCTTCTGCGAAATGATTTTACCACTTGCTGTAACGGTACTAGTACCAACCGCTCCAGAAGTAGCACCAAACTCCAACTCACCTTCAATCTTACCACCAAGTTCAAACTTGATAATATCTGGAGTAGATTCTGTAAGTGTGATACCAGAACCAACCCTGATGGATGAAATGCCCCCGAAGGCGAGTCCTCCTTCATCATTGTAGATGTCAAAGTTACCCGAAACATCGGTCAATGACTGTCCACTGCCAACAAATGCGGTTGCAGTTACAACACCAGCGCAAATAATGCCATTGGTAACACCAATGCCAAAAGGAAAACTTACCTTATCATCAGATACTCGGTTGACAATAGTATTTACACGGAGTTTTGACATTACAGGTCCTGGCGGATACTACTTCTTATTCTTAGTTATATTTATGGGTCACAAAGACTCCAAGTTTAGAATATCAACAGTGAAAATCTTACCATCACCGATGATTAGATCTCCGCCTAAGTTGATATCTAGTTCAGGATAGATTGTCCATGCTCTCATAGAGTCTGGCATGACTGCACTATCCAATGTGATAGTTTTAGATAAACCTACTCTGCTATTAAGGTATTCTATGATGCCTTCAGCACCAGGAATATTGGTACCAATACCAATATCATCTGTTGGGTCAACAATAATAGTGGCAATACCAACAGTTGCAGAACCCTGAACAATCTTAGATTGGATGGCGGTAACACCGACACCCTGAAAGTTCATGATGGTGATAGAACCAGCAAATCCAACTGGTGTTACACCTTCATCCTGAACTGTAATACCATCTACAGAACCTTGTGGTGTGATAGGACCCCAACGTCTTGTTCCATCAGCATCACCAAACAAAACATAATCGTTATTTGGTGATAGACCAAGGTTTGGTTCTGCTTCTGCCAGACCTAGAAAGGATTTTTGTGCACCATTAGTGTACTGATTGCGGGACGTTGATAGACCCGCAAAACTAGTAACTCCAACTCTACCGGATAGCAGTCTAGGCATTACTTCGCGTTCTCTAGGATACTAATAACACATTGCATAGTGTTGACAGTTTCACCTTTGATCTTGAGAATATCTCCAGTCTCAAGAACCAGACGACCTTCAATAAATGACATTGCGTCCTGACTAGGAATCTGTGCACGCTGAACAATAGGCGTATCAATAGAGTCCCTAGTATGTTCTACTGTGAACTCAGTCACAGATGTTCCAGTACCAACGTTAGCAACGTTGCCATAGATGATAAGAGCAGCAACACCCGGTGGGCAGGTGTAGATACCAACCGAAGTATTAGTCAGAGTATGAGTAATAGTTCGGAATTTATTAAGTGGAATCGCTGCCATTATTAACCTCCTCCAAGAGAAATGATTAGTGGTGTAAGTGTTGCCTGGATACTCTTGTTAAAAGCGTCTCCAGTAATAGTTCCTGTCTGCTGGTTAATGGTAAAATCATCACCGATCAAGAAGTTTCCTCGTTCATCGGTTGATGTATGAACTACCTTTCCTCCTTCCAGTGATAGAACCTGATTTTCAGGTCTAGTAATACCACCTTGGTTAGGTCTAGCAATCGCGATTGTTACACCAGTTCCGATATATTCAAACGAGTGTGAAGATGCAAGGATCAGAGACTGATTTGCAAACGGAACAGTTGATCCAACACCAACATTTGCAGGAATAACTTGGTCTACTGTAATAGTAGACACACCTGCAGTAGGGGTAGTGACACTATTTATAGTATAGTAAGTAGGACCTAGAACAGCACTTGCAAATGCTGTAGTTAGTCCTGATGTTGGTGGATCGATTGTTACTGTAACACTATCATCTTCACGATACTGTCTACCATTAGCAATCAAATCAATAGATGTAACTGATCCAAATCCAGAAACATTGGCAACAGCGTCTGCTTTAATACCACCTGGACCAGATGGATCGCTGATCGATACTTTTGGAGGATTCGCAGCAGTATAACCTGCACCAGCGTTAGTTACATCAACACGAATAACATTCTGGAATAGTTCTCCGACATAGAATACCTGACCAGAGAATGGTCTTTGTGTACCTAGACCAGAGACAGTAATAATGTTATCCTCTTCGACCATCTCAACGTTAAGTGATCCCGTATATGATACGGTACCAATACCTTGAGCAACTAGACCCTTATTACCAAACGAACTGTTAGAGTTTGTTAGGTCACACTGACCACCAGCACCACAGTAGATAGCAATATCATCACAGATCGTAAAGATCGAAACCAACTGAGCATAACCATTGTTGGTGATCGATACACCAATGCCGCCCTGATTGTACTGTGTGTAGGAGTCAACAACCATGGACTTAAGGTTTGCTGCCTTATTACCATCAATCTTCATACCAATAGAATCTGGTACGAAGTTTGTGCAGTTCCTAATATAAGGAGACTGAGTAATAAATCCAACATACTCAGAACCAATACCAGCAATACCTACATCAGCAGTGAATGATGTGGTAGTTGTAGCAGATACTGATACAAGTACACCTTCTAGTGGTTCGCCAACACGAGGATGACTATAAACTTTATTGTTATTATCAGACCTACATGTAAAGTCTAGACTTGCAGTTGCAAAACCAACCTGAGTAACACCTGCTTCGATACCATGGTCCTCAGGAACCGTGACAGTCATGATACCTGACTTCGGACCATAAACGGCGAAGGTAGGTGTTATCTTGGTATCCCAATCACCAACAGCAATAGCACCAGCGTCAGCACTAATAAAGGTATGAATATTTTCTCTTGGTTCATGGTATGCAATCATTGCACCCGTGCTAGCAGAACCAATAAACGATAGGTTCTGAACAAAGCAACCGTTATCTACCTGGAATAGATCTTTACCATCGTTAATCGGAATAACCTGAGTATTTCTTAGATCATCACCGTCAACGGTGGTGTTTCTAGGCATACTGATTGGGTTATCTTCACGATAAACACCAGGAGATACTTTAACTAGTTGTCCTTCAACTGCAACTGATAGTGCTGACTTGATAGTTCTCTTGGACTTGGCAAGTGTTAGACCATCTCTCAGATCATCACCATCTTCAGTAACGAAGATGACATTAAACTCTGATACACCAGCACCAACCCACTGAAGTTCACCTTCCTCGGTTGCAATCAGTGTGGACTTAGCAAGACCTACACCACCAAACGAGTCAAGGAATGTACCACCAATCTGTACAAAACCATTGGAACTATCACCTGCTGGTCTTTGTACTTGGAACAAATACTCTGGTTGTGTGGTACCAATACCTACACGATCATTATTATCATCATAATAGAACTCGTCTGCACCACCAAACTTGCCGTTTGCTTTTCTATACTGTACTTGGTGTGTTAGACCAGCAGCATTAGTTTCGATCTCAGCAAGATCAGTCCACGATATAGCAGTACCAACAGAAATAAGTGCCTGTTGGTTGTTACCAGCAACATCATTGGTGTCAAATAGACGACCTTTTATCCTAGCGTCTGTTGCAACATCTAAGTCATATACTGGTTGTGTAGAACCAACACCAACCTGACCAGCAGCAACAACACCATCAAAGTTTGCAGTTCCAGCAACATCAAGAACATAACCGGGGTTAGTTTTACCAACACCGGTCCTGCTCGTATCTGCTTCTACGTGAAGGGCTTCGTCTCCAACCTGGAGACCAATGTCAACATTAAACTTCTTATTGACAGATGCCATCCCTTAAGTCACTCCTACGTTATTGGTATTTATTGTTATCAGAAGATAACCATGAAGTGGAAAGCATTGTTTTGTTTATCGCCACCGTCACTTCGAATCTGGACAGTAAACTGATTAGTGCTCCTGTCGGTAATGTAGATCATATCATCATCACCTTCTGCAGTAGCAATAACTGTAAAGTCATTGTTTCCTGGTCCATTAGATAATGTGACTCGATATGTTCCTGTGCCTGTTCTGGCAGAGCTAGCAACATTTTGACCGTATGACAAACTACCACTGTTTCCAGTAATCCTACCAAAAGCACGAACACCAAAGACTGGTGCATTACCACTTTGACCAGAGATGTGCTCTGATCCTAAGAAGTTATTAGGAATGGAGATCTGACCACCAGTAACAACGATAGTAGTTCCATCACCTTCTAGTTCAGAAGGAATATCACTAATACGTGCAAGAGTATCAGAACCACCAGGAATATTGTGGTTGTTCAAACTAGATGCAGTAAGTGCACCTGTGCTCATGCTTCCAGATGATAGTGCACCGGAAATACTACCAGAAGCAGCACTGATTGCACCAGAAATGGTAGCAGAACCAGCACTAAGTGCACCAGTAATGGCAGCAGAACCAGCAGTGATTGCGTTTGTGATCGTGGCAGACAGTGCAGATAGTGCACCACTGAAGGTACCATCTACAGCAGTAATGTCACCAGTGAAGTCACCATCTACTGCATCAATATTACCACTGAAGTCACCATCATTAGCATTAACATCACCAGTGACTGTGATATTACCACCACCAGTGATATTGCTACCCACATTCAATGTAGTGCCAACGTCAACAGCACCAGTGGAGTCAAGAGTTGTTACATCTACATTTGTAAATGTGGAGATACCAGCGTTTAGATCATCAAACTTGTAACTATCACTGTATAGTGATTGTGAAACTGGAGCAAATCTTCTCCATCCTGTTGATGTCTTAACCCAACCAGCATTACTACCAGAAGTAGGAGTAACTTTGAACAGAATGTTGTTCTGACCATCAGACTCTGGAGGTGTATTCTGCGAGATGCCAACATAAACACTAGCACCAAGGTTACCACCACGGTTACCTCTTAGGAGGATGTCAATAACCTCAGTGTTACCGTTACTGTATAGGTTATTGTTAACAATCAGTTCATCTAGTTCTAGGAATGTAGCAACCTCTTCCTCTTCGATGAATGTCTCATCACCACCAAGGAACTCAACTTCACCAGTAGAAACATCGATTCTAGTCTGTCCGATGTAGTAATCACCCACATCATCCATACCAGTGTATGCAACTAGACCACCTCTAGTTTGTACTGACTGAGATAGAAGTTTCTGCTCGTCGGTTAGGATTCTATCCTGTGTCTGCGGCATTGCAGTAGAATAGTTACCTGGACCAAATCCGACATATTCAAATGTATGACCGGAACCACGGAGGATAGAATATCTTCTAGTCTCTGTAGGGATAACCTTAATCTTCTTAACAGCAACACCATTATCATGTGCAACAGCATTAGTTCCCATTGCACCACGAATAACAGTGGTGGCATTAGTATTTGAGACTCTAATAATCTCATCACCAATCAACAGGAAGTCACCCCTGTTGATCATAGAACTATCTTCTAGTGCGATGGTTGTTGATGTTGCTGTAAATCCAGAAGTGTTGAGATAAGTATGAGCACCACCATAAATGTGGACGAGTCTATCTTCGCCACGGCGTGCAATACCATCAGAATATGCACTAACTGTACCTGCCATTGCTGGAGCAGGAATGACACCAGGGAATCCAACAAAGACTGACAGTTCTTGACCAGTACCAATACGATCTTGGATGTAATGTGTGCCGTTATAGACAGCAGAATCACCAGTACAACCTTCGATAACAATAAAGTCTCCTTTATCGAATCCGAGATCTTTCTCAATGATGACTGTTGCAATACCTGTTAGGGCATCACATGCAATAGAAGTTACTCCGGTAGAAATACCAGCATGATAGACATAACCACCAGATTGTGCTACTGCATCGACTGCATCACCAGTGTAGGTAATCTCTTTGGAACTTGGAATCGCTGTGATCTTGAATAGACCATTATAGGATTCACTACCAACACCAACAATCTGAACAACATCACCGATTCTATTGTCAATCTCACTTACAGTGATACTTGCTTCAGTAGGACTACCTTGATCTGGGATACCTCTGATTGTCAGAATATCATTGATGCTGTAGTTAGAACCATGATCAACAATCGAAACAGATGCTACCTGACCAGAAGCATTGATGGTAACATTAGCAGTAGCACCCTTACCAGCACCACCTTCTAGTTGTACGTTAAAGTAGTTCTCAGTAATACCAGAACCAGATCCTAGATTAGATCCATTCGAAGAAAGTGTGAATGCCTTAATACCATTAAGGTTGTGGTCTACCAGTGTATTGATAGTCAAATCTGTGCCACTTACACTAGCACCAGTAATACCAATACCAACACCGAGTTCTTCAATCAAGGACTCAATGTTTTCTCTAGAGGTAGAGTTCTTTGGATCACTTGGTTCTACAACACCAATATCATCTCTTTGTGCATAAGATTTAGTTGGTGCTGGATCATCAACAGGATTATCTCTATCAATCCTTGGGAACAAGTATCCAGTCTTGACAGAGAACTTGTTGTTATCTACGTTGAAAGGTGTTACCTCTGGTTGTGCAACATATCCCTTGAGTAGAAGATCATAAACACCATCTTGGATGTCCTTCTTATACTCTTGGATATCATAAGCATTGAAGATCTGGAAGTCATTATCTACCCCACGCTTCACAAAGTATGGGATGCTGGTTCTACCAGAACCAACAATAGATGCATCATTCCTTGTATATGGAGTGGTGCCAGTGATTGTAGAGATACCACCTGGATCAGTGTTGATACCAATAGTGAATGTCTTACTATCAGTAACGCCTAGAACGTTAAACTTACCATTGAATCCGGTGTTATCTGTACCAGACTCATTGTTATCAGACTTTAGACGATAGACCTGTACTTGATGACCAACCTTCAGTCTATGTGGATTCTGACAAGTAACTACACCAACATTAGAACTCCATGATGCATTGATAATAGCACCATCTGCTCTCATATCGAGTTCAGATGTTAGACTGGTATTATCATTCTGATAGTTGGTATCATCAATGATAGAACCTGTCTGCTGCAGAGTGAATCCATTCTGCGGTGGTGATGCCAATGGCGTAGACTTAGGAATAACAAGTCTAGGCATGTAGACCTTGTTTCTGTTAAGTCTGGTGTCTGGTTTTCTGGTTAGAGTTGATACTCTTGTCTTAGGAACAAGTGATCCCTGGTTAGAAACAATCGCTGCTCGTAGTGAGTTACCTGCACCAACATTGACGTACCAACCATCAGCATCAAACTGTACTGGGTGACCTGGATCACCAGCAACTTTGTCAGATACAGCAGAAATAATCCTTAGACTGCCACCAATGTTGTTGATACCAACAAGGCTAGCATTAGACAATGCATTAGTCTCAGTGGTTGCAATCCTGATCTGGTCTGCATTTAGAGAATCAGTAATGGCATAGTACAGTCTATTGTGATCTAGACCATCAGGGAGAGAACCATCATCAGAGATGATTCTGATCGACTCACCTGGCAAGAAACTATGTTCTTCCTGTAGAGTAAATGTATTACCTGTGATAGAGTTGATGCCAGATGTTCTACCAACTTTGATCTCTTTAATAGCAGATACTCTGCGGTCTGGATCATTGAAAGGAACCGGCATTAGAATGTCGGCATCATAAACAAGACTCTCGATGTTGACCGAGATCTTATCACCAACCTTAGCACCTAGTTTATACTTATTGATGGTGGTTTCTGGAACATTGGTGATCTGTTCAAACCCATCAATGTATAGTTTAGTGTCTGTGCTTGCAGTAGCAGTTTTTACTGTGGCAATAGACTTAAAGTTGATCGTCTGATCATTCTTACTGATACGCTCAGGTGGTTTAATCGATGTGATATATGCAGTATCATCCTTAGTAAATGCTTCAGGACGGAAACCATCAGACTCAAACGATTTAGCACCAAAGTTAGAGTTAGAGTTGGTGATAGACATATCACCACCTGCCTCAGACAGGAAGTGCTGAGCATATCCGATAGCGAATACCGAAACTGCCTGAATGATGGCGTTGTTTGCAACACGGACGTGGAAGTTCTCCCAGTCGGGTTTGTGACGCGCTAAACTGTCCGTGTGTAGGGATACACTAGTACCTAGGGTTGCTTGATCCTCCCAGACGCCTGTAGTGGGGTTATACTTAACGTATGCGTCGTCATCCTTGTTCAGGGAGACACCAGTGAACTGGGCAACAACCATGGACTTAAATCCAGTTGCCTTATCACCATCACAATCCATGCCGCTAAGACCGAATACAGATCTTACCGAACAGTTGAAAATATATGGAGAAGCAGACTGAACACTATCACTTTCAATCGTTACAAATGCTTGCTTACCTACAAGACTTGGAGTTGATGTAGATACTGGTGGATTGGATAGTGCGTATGTAAACTTGGTTGAGGAAGGAACAGATGTAACGAGGAAACTTCCATCATACTCCGCATTATCAACACCAAAGATAAGAATAGGTGTCGCTACTTCTAGTTGGTGTGGAGTGCTAGTTTCTACCGTAACGATAGAAGTTGCAGTAGGATCTGTTGGGTTCAATCCAGAGTATAGATCGGTGATCTGGATGTCACCAATCTGGGAGATAGCACCAACGATTCTACATTCGTCGATGGTCTTCTCAAAGTCTGTATTTGCAGGATAGTTTGGTAGTGCACGACCAGAACTTGCACCATAAGCTTGAGTAAGCTTATAGTAATACATGTCTAGGTCAGTATTACCCTTACCTGTGATTTCATTGACACCATCAGCATACCTGAAGCAGGTTAGTTTGTGGTGTGAGAAGTCTGGTTTGAATGTGCTTACAGTATAATCCTTGTAAACACGATCGTTAGGATCTCCATCAAAGAATGTAAATCCAAAGAACCAACATGCACCAGTAACACGGAAGATCGTGCTAGGTTTGATGCTATCATTCAGTGGGTTTGGAACAAACTTAGGACGGATCTTTGTCTTTCTTAGATCCTGACCAACGATGGATGTACCACGAGGCAGAATAACACCACCATCAACAGAGTTGAAGTGATGTAATACATTATTTGGATTATTGATATCAAAGTTAGTACCAGCAGAAAACTGGTCAATGGTTTTTACCGTACCATTTACGTCAGTAATATTTCCACTTGTGTCGATTGCATAACCTGGACGGTTATCAATGTAGTGCACACCTGGAGACACCAGGATTGTAGTTTTGTCAAATTTATCGTTATCTTTACCAATCTGGTACGAAAATCTCGCAGACTCGATCAGCGCACGCTGAATCGTCTTGAAAGGACGTGCTCTGGAGTTACCAGTATTACTAATATCGTCGGTTGCATCTAGTTCAAGGGGGTTGACATAGATGACATTTCCTTGAACATTCTTGAGAAAGTTCTCTAGTCTACTCAGCGGCATAGCCTATAAATACCAACACCTATTTCAATGTATTTATACCATGGCTATTGGTCCGAAGACTGAAGCACTGATTGAAACTTACCGCGAAGATATTAAAAATAAGCGTACTAATATTGAACAGATCAATGAGACCAAGAAGGGATATGATGTCAAAGATAGTGAAGGAAACTCCCTTGCCAGGATTGAAAATTTAGACGTTGTAATCGATAGATATAGTCCAGCAACTAAAGGTCTTGACACAGAAGTTCTAAGAATCAACGGACTGATTCAAGATCTTCAAACACAGATTTTAAATGTATATACTGGTGCAGCAGCAGTTGGATGTGCAACGTATGCTGGCGATGATGAAACACCAGTGGTTGTGATTGTGCAGGATCAAGTTAGAAGATATAACTGGTCTTTCTCTGGTGATAATCCGTTCGCAGAATCAAACAGTGTGATGACAAGTAGTCACATTGGTATGGGAACATACACGGGTATTACTACCACTGGAATCGGAACATTCTATTTTCTTAGAACAACCGGATTGGGTGATGATGAGAACACTGAATGCTCTGGATATGCATCATCAGTCACCTCATTGGAATCACAAATCGTGACATTGAGAGCACAAAGAGATCCTATCCAACAGGCAGTCAATAACCTGAAGCAAGATCGTGCTGAATATGAACTTCAACGATATGGATATGATAACGCTATTAGTCAGTTAAATGAAGAGATTGATGAGAAAGAACAAGCAATCGTAGACTTACAAAACTCTGACTATACTGGTTTTTACTTGGAGTGATCTTCTTCCACTTTAGGTGGGATCATAGGATCTTTTTCGCCACGTACAATGGCACAAGCTCTGACGTAGAAGTAGGAATCAGTTTTATTCGCATTTTCCAATGCTTCCTTTACTCTTTGCCAGTTCTCTATAGTATGCTTGTCCATTAGAGTTACTAGAAGTGACTAGTAACTATTTACGCTTTGGGTTTCTCTTGCGTTTTAGTTTATGTTTTGGATCCCAGTCAAACTTGGTAGCATCATCAGACATAGCTTTACACCGTCTGACATGAGACCCGAACTCGATCCTATTGTGGGAGATATGACCGCACAGAGGACAACGTATTTGTTTTTTTGGTTCCTCAGATCCCCGAGACATAGACGACCTCTGTGCTATCTTCGTTGTCACGAACAACCTCCAGTACGCTCATGAACTGATCAATAGTATCACAAAGGATCTCACGACAAGACCCTTTGTCACCGTACATGGCAAAGGTACGGCTCAAAATGTCCACCTCAATCAGATTGACTGTTTCTTCTTGCTTTGGACGACGCATTAGGGGTGCTTGCCTTGGAAGTATTTATTTTAGCAGGTGCTGGTTCAGGAGTCAAGCTCTCAGCAGTAACGGTGTAGTATGCCCTCAGAGACCCGCCAGCACCGCTACGGATGATGGCACGGGTTCCCCACTCAATACGGTCCACATACAGTTCCTGCGCCGTTCCCACCGCAGTCAACTGGACATTGATAGTCTCAACCTTGATCTTGCCTTTCCATTCTTCAGGAAACTCAATGATGCCGTCTACTGTGACGACTCCAGACGCTGTAAGCATGATTCTAAATGTTCAATACGTGTGTTTTGTTCTTTGATTGCTTCGACTAAGAGTGCTACAAGGTTTTCGTACTTGACACCCTTGACTTCCATACGTTTGCCGTCGTTTCCGTCAATCGTACTATCTATAACAACTTCAGGAACGACTTTTTCGACTTCTTGTGCAATGAAACCTATTTGTGTGCCTGGATAGTTGCGTTTTTGATCCCAGTGTGTCCAATCAAAAGTAACACCCTGGAGTGCCAATACTTTACTCAGAGAACTGGTAAGAGGTTTGACATTAGTCTTCAGTCTAGCATCAGAATGACTGTGTAGAAATGCTAGTGGTGTGCCGTTAAACTTCCAGAAACCTACCAGATCACCTGATGGCGATGGAAGTGTTTGTTTCAGTGCTGCTGTAGTGTTCTTAGGTTCTGCTGCTGTCTTACCACCTACCTCAACTGCCTTGCCAACACGACTGAACAAACCAATCATGTTCTTGATACCAATCGCATTCCATAAACCAGTGTTATTAGAAACACCGAAGAAGTTGCTCAGACCAAGGTTATTCATATAACCGGTGTGCTGTGTGCCACCAGTTACATCTAGACCAAGTGTTGGAATACCTGGAGAAAATGGTGGAATAGCAGGACCGATATTTACAACAGCACGGGCAAATCCGATGTTAGTGGGAGCACCAAAAAATGCTGTACCTGATACTGCTAACGTGCCATCAAATGGGATCTTACCATTCAATGTCAGTAGAGACTGATCAGTCTTGAGTGGAATGGTAGGACCAATGTATACTTTTTGTGAAGAAATCTCTGGTGCTTCCATTATACTCCTAATACGATGTTGCTGATTAGACTTTCAACCAGATCGTTGACACTTGTGGGGATCAACTTAGTTTTTTTCTCAAAGATAACAACAGGAGAACCTGATAGGATATTCCATCCTGTTGAGTGTGATAGTAAGGTTTGAGATGCCGTTGTTGTCACATTGGTTCCAATAAGAACTAGATTATTATCTGCATCCAAACGGATGTTCTTCTTGGAGTTCATAACAATACCGTTATCAGCAGATGTCGTCTCCATTACAATAGAGTCTGCCTTTACGCTAAACTTACCTCCACAGTTGATATTAAGATCCCCATCAGAATAGATGTTGAGTGGACCCTCACCCTGTGTAATGATGTTAGATCCTTTCTTGTTACTTACTGCACGCAGTTCCCATCCACCATCTTCGAAAATGCGAAGACTGGAACCAGATCCACCAGCAAGTTGAACATGCTTTCTTCTGTTAGTCTTTAGATCCTTATTGTCAACTCCAATATGGAGAAAACCTGCTTCAGGATCACTTATAGTTACTGGTACTTTGTCTGTCATCTAGCAACACAATCCACGACACGAATCAACTTAGCATTAGAAGGTATTGTTCTCTTCTTAACCTTGCTTACACGGGTAAACTTCAATACTGGTCTGATGAATGCACCATTACCAGTTGACGTATTTATCGTTAGATCTGGGATGGTATCTATACCAAATCCACCAGACTTGACTGTACCACCAACGATTTCACCATCTTCTGTCAACACTGGTGCAATCACGATAGGTTCTCCATCAGGACCAGTTCCTGTAATAGTATCACCATCACTATATCCAGTACCAGGAGAGATAACTGAAATATCATCTACCTCACCAATCGTATCATTACCATCAGTATCAGAAGATCCACCAGTAGATTCCTCTGGTAGTTGAGTACCTGGAGCTGGTAGATAACCATTACCAGGGTCATCAATAATGATATTAACTACCCTTCCATCTTCCACTACAGGTGTTGCTGTAGCACCCCTACCATTTCCACAAGAGTCAACAATCGATACGAATGGGTTACTACTATAACCCACACCAAAGTCTGTCATATCAACACCGACAACATTACCGAAACTATTAACAACGGCGTTTGCAGCAGCACCTAGACCACCACCACCGAAGATCTCGATAGTTGGTGGTCCACATTCCAATACATATGGGTTACATCCACCAGCAAGTGCCTGTGCTGCTTCACCACCAGCTGCAATATCTGCTTCAGATTCACCAAACCAACTGCCGATAGTATTTTGAACGTCCTCGTTAAGGTTTGATAGTTTACCTGATGCATTAAGTGCATTCTGGAAGTTTGCAACATCCTTTTTAACTGGTCCGAAGTTAGTTGCCCAGTCATATGGTTCTGGTGGACAGATGTCACCTTCACAAGACAAGATCTTGAGTCCTGCCTGTGCATATCCTACTGCCTTATCAACATAACTCATAAACGTTCCAATACCACCAACAATATCATTGATTGCACCCATGGCAGGACCAATCGCTTTTAGAATCTGGTTAGTGATATTGTTGATCAAACCACCGATGAATCCTTCTGCAGCACATAGTGGTAGGTTTGCAAACTTGCCGATCATCTGTGTAAGGAAGTCGGAAACAAAGTTTGTAATGCCTTTGATTATATTCTCGATCACACAAAAGATAGTATCAACCGCCTTCTTGATAGCAATATCTTTGAGGAAACTTTCTGGTACTAGGAAGTCAATGATACTCTCAACAATCTTATAGATCTCTTCAAACAAAAACTTACGAGCAAGTCTAAACAAACTTGCAAATGCTCCAGAGATAATACTAGATGCTTGTCGGATTAGTGCAGGAATATCTGAAATAAGTCCTAGAACTGGATCAATATAACCAGATTTAAACTCTTTGAGTCCGTTAGTAACCTCAACAAATGATGCAAGAACTCTTGCAACATCGGACATGAATCCCTGTCCTGCCTTACATTCCTTGGCAACCGAGACTACAATCGGTTTCTCATCCTGAACTGACTGTCTTGATTCTCCACCGTCAGGAGTTTCACCTCTTTGTGGTCGTGTGACCCCGTTGTTTCTTGTTTTACCACCGTCTGTTCTACTATTTCCAGCACTAAGTCTTAAAGTCTCTGGATTATCAATAGGTTTAAAGAACGATCCACCTTTCTTAAGAACTTCTTCCCAAGCAACTGCATTCTCTTCATTCTGACCACTAAACAATGAACCCCAAATGATTGGGATCTGACCATCCTCACCGTCTAACCAAAATCCTACTACAGTTTCACCACCACGAAGGGCAAAACTTGTACCACCAAACTGCTTACCACTTCCAAATACTGATGGTGTAAGGAAGTGTGCCCAAGGCAACTCCTCGTCTTTTACTTCTATACCAGGAGGATGTGCTCCCAAGATACGAACCTTTGCACGATATCCATACTTAATACTAAAATCACGCCAAGATTCATCAGTGGTTACTTGACCAATAAACCACTGAAGTCCGTCTTTTCCTACAAAATTTACCTTGGGAAACGTTTGATCAAGCATCGCGTTCTTGGGAAGTCTTCCAGAAGTATTCTGATTGATCGCCTAGACCATCTTGTCTATGCCCAGACTCAACCTCATAGATTCTGGTAGATACCTTGAAGTCAGGCATCTTAGGTTCTGCTGGTGTCAAACTATTGTCATAGATTCGCATCCTATTGTTAGGATACAAAGCAAACTGACCATTCTCTAGTTCGATTAGGTTGTGTGACTTGTGTTCTGCTGGTGTTTCAGCAGTGCTATAGTCAATCACATCCGGATCATGATGATAGTTATCTAGGGTACAGATGTATGTGCCCTTAATATGACCAAAATCCCTAGTATATATCTCGTAATCAGCAGAACCTGTGATTTGTTTGGTGATTGCCGTTACACCATAGTCCATACAGTTCCAGAACTGTAGGTTAGGTAGATCTAGATCAGGACTAGGTAACTCTGGTTTAGAAACAAACGCACTGATTGGTAGTTTATCATACATTGCCGCATACTCAGGCAAGTATGTCTCAAAATAAAAAGCACGTCCGGGTACAGACTTTGCCGTAACCCAGACGCCTTCTACAAACTCTCCATGTCCGTCTTGGTGGTCTCTCAAATACTCCTTACGGACATAAACATGTTCACTGGGGAGGTTGCAAATAAGTGTGCTCATTTAGTCTTCATAGATACGACACTCGTCGGCGTCGGGATTAGAGTCGCAGTATAGTTCTAGTGGTGTGGGATCGTGATGATCACCATCTGCGATTTCTTTTGCGTGGTTTTTTGCGTAGGCTTCTAGCTCTTCTAGTTCCCCCTCAATGTGTCTGCGCTGTTGCGCTGATGTCATTGGGTTTGCAAGGATCTCGCGATCCTTCTCAATGTGAGTTTCAATGTCTTTCATGATAGCTCTCTGTAGGAATCTCTAACCAAGCTCAAAGCAGTCACATCAGCGTCAGCACCCGAAAACTTGTGGGACAATGATCTAATCATGTAGAATCCGGAACTTGGATTCTTGCCCAGATCTGCTTTTTGTGTATTTATCTTAGGAACTTCGCACTGTACCATTTGCCCAGCACGTAATGCTAGGTTCATTGGTACAGTGATCTCTAGTGACTGTGAAAATAGAGAAGAATACCTTGCTGCTGCTTGTGATTGATAGAATGGTTGATCTTGTGGTGATGTTAAATCACCTTTATCGGCAATACATCCGGCATCAAGGATGGATAACATTCTGCGGGATGGACGATCAATATAATTCTCTGGGATATTTGCCTCATCATTAGAGATAGAGATCATGTTCTCCTTTACAGTCTTACGGTAATCATAAAGATGTTCCGTAACACCACGAGTATTGATGTCAAAGTACATGTTAGCACTCTTATACGCTCCGCGCCTTAACTTGTTCAGCAAATCATGACTTGAGGACCATGCTGGCGGAGAAGTCATACGGAAACTATTTCTAGGATCTAGACCATCCGTTGACTGCGAATAGTAGAAGAATGGTACATCCTCAGTGTTAGACAAAATGGTATCGATTGCCCTAAAGTTATATCCATCCATAGTCTCATAAAACAGGAATCCAGCACTACCAGTTGTTAACGAACTGCTACCAGTTCTAGCCTTAGAACATAACCAAGTACAAGTGAATAGTGGTTTCCTGTAGTTGCCCATGAAATCATATTCATTGGCACTGTCCTCAACCATAACGATTCGATCATCAGAAACCAGGAGTTCCTGCTTCAGAATCTTTTTGATACTATTTGAGATCTTACCTTTATATTTTCTAGAGACTCTAACCATATGGTTATCGAATGCTCCAGCAGTCTCACATACTAGAGTATACTGTTCTCGCTTTGCTGAGTTTACTTGTCCTTTAATATCACTAATGATTAGTGGAAACTCTTCGTACCTAAACTCACCACTTGGATGGGTAATAGTAATGTATAACTTCGATCCTGCCCTGATTGGTAGTTGATTAAGGAATCCATAGGTATCCTGAATGTCAACTTCTAAGTGGACACTAGAATCTGTTACGTTCTCATAGAAAGCAATGAGACCGGATTGTGGTGCAAGAGATTGTCTACGTTCCCCATCAGGTGACTCTACAACCAGACGAGTAATCTTATGTCCAGCTAGATTTTGCGACATTAACCGAACCTAGACGCCTGAAGCATTTGGGTGTATTTATCAGCAACCTCAGAGGGATCAATATTGACAAATGCAATGCTATCACCACCAGTAGGTCCACCACCGTTAATGATAGTATTGTTACTGTCAAACAGGATTGAAGACTGATCACCATACTTTTTCACGTTTTTGATTTGTTGTTTTAGTGACGGTCTCTTAGGATTCAACAAATCCTGAATATTTTGACCAGGATATTCTTGCCTCAATCTACCTTCAACTCCTCTTAAAGGTTCATTTGAAAGAACATTACCATCGTTAAACTTAGTAACCTCGGGTCGCTGTTGTGGACCTTGTTCTGGTTTCACACCACCTGTTGGTCTTCTACCCATCAGGTCACGAACAAACTCTGTATTTTTCGCGTCAAGATTTTTCATGTCTCGCATAGCATCCTGCTGTGCTCTTCTTGCAGCATCGTCAGAACCACGAAGATCCCTAGGAGTGTTTTGTTGGAATGTTTTGTCTATTTCTACTCGTCTTTGTGGTAGTTTCTTTTGTATAGGGTTAGTGGGTCTTGGTGTAACAGGAGTTTTAGGAGTTGTGACTTTTGGTGGTGGTGTAATAATGACAGGACTACCAGGTCTTGCCAATGGTGGTTTCACAATAGGCGGTCTCATGCCTTTACCACGCCCAATACCCATGGCAACGCCCTGGATTATAGCTTCGATTAGTGGACGGAACGTTGGATCGATATTAAAATTTTCAAGTAGTTTATCTGTCGCATCTGGTTGTTCATAATATCTCTCATAAAGGTTTACCATACCTTCATCATCCAAGGCAAATCTTCTTAAGACACCATCAAGAAATCCAGTTCTTGGTGTAGTTGGTCTTATACCTCCTGTGCTAGCATCATCAATGTCAAGTTCTTCTTCTATTTCATCACAACCACATGCCTCAGAAAGACCGTTTACATATGCGGCAAACTTATTGATGACACGATCAAACTTATCTAAAGATCCTGAGAATAATGTTGGAGCACCAACTATAACTCTACGCTCTTCTTCTTTTCTTCTTTCATCTACACCAGTTACTTTATCTGATATAGCGCCGCCGAGCATACCACCCAGCAAACTACCGGCAACGAATCCTACACCAGGGATCGGTATTAGCGCCTGACCGATGACACCACCCGCGATTGCTCCAGCAGTGCCCGCAGCAGTGCCTGAAATCGCCTGTGTTTGCGTCTGACCTTCTCCACGACGCCCAGCATAGTCCAGACCAGCAAACAGCAGTTGCAGCGGTCCTGCTCCTCCTCTGATTCGTCCACCAAAGCGTCCAAGGCGTCCAAGGCGTCCTAGACCCCTTGTAGGACGCACTACAGGAGGTGCTGAACCCTTTGGTGGTTTAAGACCACGCAGACCCCTTGCAAGACCACCTAACCCAAGGGCACCCAGTACACCTTGAAAGATTCCATTATCCTTATCTTCTTTCTTCTGTAAGGATTGTAGGAGTGACTTATATGTAAGTTTTTTCTCCTCTAGTAACTTTTTCTTGAGGACCAAGATCCGTCTAGAAGCAGCAGACTCCACATCTGCCGAAGTGCCAAACAGTTTACTGACACTAAGAGACTTAGTTTGAATCTTTGTGCTTACTTTTAGGATCTTGTTAAAGTTCATCCTACACCCAGGATAGCGTTAGAGGTAAAATGATCAAAACTACCACTAAATTTCGAAGAAGCAACGATATCAGGTGAACGTGGACCAGCTTTCTTTGGGCTCACAACTTTAGTTTGCCCAGGAAGTTGCAATACAATAGGATCACCAGATCCAGTTGCTTGACCATCCATGGCATTATCAAAAGAATCCACAATATTCTGAAGATTATTTAATGGAGTCTCGACTGGACGCATTGCGACGGCACTCGAAAGAGGATCACCAACACTACCTCTATCACCCAGATCAACCTTATCAATCTGATTTAGTCTTCTTTCAACAGCATCTGAGAACTTAGTGATTGGAGTATTAAATCCATCACGGAATACTTCTCCTCTTTCAATGAGTCTTTGAAGATTACCTTCACCGAGTTGTCCGGCACCAAGCATCTTAACACGCTCGACAGGACCCATTTGACGATATTTTGGAGACAACTTCAACATCTGACGATGCATGTATAAAGTTCTACCCATGTAGATCCTTTCTTGCAACTCTGGATTGTTGAGATACTCTTGAGTTGTAGGAGGAGTTATGCCAATAATCCTAGATGCTGAGTCAATCTCTGGTCGTCCCATTTGATATCGACCAGCAAAAGCCATGCTAGATCCACCCATCTGGTTGTATCGAGCACCTTCAACATCAGCAACACCTTGTTTTAGTGCATTGTATTGTTCCTGAGTGATGCCAAGTTCTTCTAGTGATGTTTTTTCGTCTACAAACGGAACTTGTGGAGTGCTTTGAGAAATCTGATAAGGAGTACCTATCTGTCTCCCTGTTAAATCAGCATTCTCGTCGTTGAGTTTATCTGCACTTTCTTTCTTATTGATCGGAATGAATCGATCAAGGATTGCACTGAACTTGTCAATCAATCCATTAAATCGTTCAACATCTGGTTCTGCAATAAGTGATTGACCTGTTTCTCTTCTTGTTAGTTCTGTTAGTCTGTCTTCTGCTGCATCAGCAGGAGCACCACCTAGGGCAAGTCCCCCAAGCAATGCAGTCGCACCTAAAGCGACACCAGCTCTACCACGAAGTCGCGGCAATTTCATTTTGGATCTCCCAATATTGTTGGTGGTCCCTGTCAATGGTGTGGGATTTGCACCAACGTTTTGTTTTGCACCCCCCATTATACCACGTAATCCCAATGCGCCCAACCCAAAACCAGCACCCTTTTCCAGAATCTCTGGTGCCATCGACAAACCAGCAACACCCAGGTTTTGGAATCCTTGCCCAACCTTACCTTCACTGAAGGATTTAAATGCTGCTGCTCCTGCAATCAGGGCAATTTTAGATCTTAAATCAAACAATCCTACACGGAGATTCTTAACTTCTTCCTCTTCATCCTTGATAAGTTTCTTTTCCTTATCAAATAGTTCTTTCTTAGCTTTAATGTCTAGGGCAACTCTTTTTTCGATTGCTTCTAGATTGCCATTAACTTTCTCCATCTCTAAGACGACCCTACCAATCTCACGGATCGTCTTAGGAGATACTTCTTCTGACTCTTTCTTCTTTATACCTTCTAACTTTTCTGCAGCAAGCGACATCCTCTTACGAAGAGGAAGAATAGCACGTTCCTGGCGTTCAGGATCCGCCATCGGAAACAGTTTAGATTTTGGAATTACATCCCCAGTAATCCTAGGCATTTTGTGCTTGCGCTACTTCCAGACGTTGTTTCTCAAGGTAGTTCATAAGATAGTTAATGTAAATCTGCCGCTCCCAGGGCATGAGATTTTCAATCTCTGTCAAACTCCAGTTATGATACTGTAGGAGAGCAAAGTTAGTCTCGAAGTATTCATCAAGACTATTATGATATAGCATTACGCGAAAAAACTAGACAAACCCTCAACAACAATCACAGATTCAACCCCAGTATTAGGGTTAGTAATGCTAGTTGTATAAGACAGTTTAGGCATTGTTGCAAAGAAGTTTTCAACTTCCTTAAACTGTGCTGAGTTTAGTTGCTCGATAAAAGAAGTCAACTCTTTATCGGTACAATCACTTGCAGACCAGGACTCGTCTTTAGTATAGATCTGATCGATACATGCAACAACAGATTTAAATGCTTGATCGATTACTTCTTTATCAGTCTCTTTAGAGATTGCAAAGTTATTATCGATAAACTGCTGCATTGATGGATATTTGAACTGAATGAACAGTCCTTCACCAAGATCAATGGTATCAGTATGACCTTCTGGGATGATCAACTCAACATCAGAAATGTTGATCTTAATAGGAACTTGAGTTTCACCATCATCCTGACAAACTGCAATAAGTTCTACAGATTCGCCAACAGATTTTCCTCGGATGTTCAGGAAAAGATACTCTAGTTCGAACGTAGGAAGTTCATCAACCTTGACACCACGAGATAAAATGCATGACTTAAGTACATCTTTAATCGCAGAGTTAATCTGCTTTTTATCACCACTTTCTAGAGCAATCAGAAGAACTTTTTCTTCCTTAACGAGAAATGGTCTGTACTTAATATTCTTGCCTGTAGACAAGAGTTTCAACTCATATGAAGGTGTAGAAACCTTTGGTAGTGGCATAATATTTAACGTCAGTGATATATTTATAGGTTAGTCTGAGCCTTATATCTTCGAGTAACATAGAAGTCATAGGCGAAGGTAACTGTTGTTTTTAACAGTGCCGCATCTCCATATTCAAGCGGTGCAGACACGATATTCGTCGGGAAAGCATTCTTGATAAAATATGTCATCGTAGATGGAGTAGAAGACTCCGCAGCATTAATACTAATCTCCTTAAGTCGATCTCCCCTATTCAAGTATTCGTTAGGAAAAACAGAAACCTGCATCTCACACTTATACTCCTCAGGGTATCTCATTCTACGATATGCTGCAGCATCATTGAGCGATGAGGTAATATATGCATTACCGTCATCAATACTATTGCCCACCGTAGTTTTATTACTAAAGTTTACTGGTGAGATGAAATCCATCCAACCATCAAATACTGCATTAGTATAGTAATCTTTTTGAGTATAGTATGTCAGATTGATCTGTGGATGTGCTCTGTATGTTGCATATGAAGTCTTTACACCTTGACGGAGACCAGAAATCTCCTGTGTTTCAATAGAGGATCCTGGCAATACTGCCTCACTACAAAATAGCGAAAGATACGACCCAATATCTCCACCACTCTCGAATCCTTGCTTTTTAATATGCTCCACTAACTTTCCATTAGCGGTATTAAACTTAACATAAACATCATACGTATTAGTATACGCTGGAATGATATTTCCAATACCACCTTCAGTCCCGCCGCTAAGCAGAACCTCCGTGGGTAGTCTATATCTACCAGAGTTCATGATGTTTGGGACGTTGTTCTCCGCTGACATCTAAATAGTCGATATTTATATACTATGTATGTCATACAAGGGGAAGTTTAAACCGTCTCACCCCCAAAAATACAAAGGTGATCCTACGGGCATTGTTTATCGATCTCTATGGGAACTTAAGTTTATGAGATATTGTGACTTGAATGAACGTATTCTAAAGTGGTCATCTGAAGAGATTGTCATACCGTATAAGTCTCCCATAGATAATAAGTACCATAGATATTTCCCAGATTTTTACATCAAATATGCTGATAGAAGTGGGAAAGTGAAAGAAAGTTTGATAGAAATCAAACCGGCGAAACAAGTAAAAGAACCACGAAAACAGAAAACACGGACTAAGCAATACGTTGCTGAGGTCTACGAATACGCCAAGAACCAGGCAAAGTGGAAAGCAGCAAAAGACTACTGCGAAGATAGATTATGGGAGTTTCAAATCTTCACCGAAAAAGAACTTGGAATTTAAATCCCAACTACCAGAATCAGAGATGACATCCGACATCACAGTCGGTAATCTTATGATGTTTAGATACGAAGCAAAAACTGCTCAAGAACTTCCATATTACGACAAATCTCCTTTAGTCGTCATGGTTCTCGAAGAGAACGAGGTCTTCTTCGGTACCAATATACATTACTATAAACCAAAGGATCGCGTAGGAATCATAGAGTATATCCGGGAGATCAAGGAGTCCGGAGTCGGAGATTACAAAGGGTTCCTCTTCGGGTCGGCGGGGTTCCATAAATACTTGAAATCTAATGTTAGAAGTTTGTTTTTAGACGTGGCAGCATCAGAATGGGAAAAAGCGGCACTGCTGCCCGCTGAAGAGTTTGTAAGAAATCTAGGGGGTGCAGAAATCTCCATCAGTGGTAGGAGCATCTACAAATGAACACTTTCATTCAAAATAGACCCTATCAAAAGTTTCAGTTTGAATATAGGGGAAGAAAGTATAGTGGATTCTATCGTCTTACCACTAAAGACTTTTTAAGACCATTTGCCATCTTCGACGATAGCACGCCCGCTAATGTCTTTGAACCTAGCGATGCCAAGTTTAAAGAACTTGCAAAATCCAGTGGTTACCTACAGGATTTTCAGATAAGTCTATCAATGTTAAAGGCACAAGTCAACAGCCTAGGACTAGCAACCGAAGCAAACCAGTACGCTAATCAATCTGGTCAAGGTGCAGTTTGGACTGCAACTGTACCTTATATTCCCGGAACTCCACAAGCTCCGAACTTTACTCCACCTGCTCCGCTTGCAACTCAGAAGAGAGAACCAATTGCCACGATGGCTTTGGGAGGATTTGATCCAAAACGAGTTATCAGTTCAGCGCCTGCACTACCGGATTTTGATAAAGCAAAAGCGTTAAAATATCCGATTGATGCCTACAATCAACCCCAGTTTTCTCAAGATCATATGATCATTGAGATGTTTAGTTATAGTCCTCCACAAGAGAACATGTTTGGATCAGCAACTGGTCGTGGTAGTAATGTTTCTTCAGGATTTCTAATTAACGGTCTTCGAAGGAATAATAATATCTCAGAGTTTCGTGGACTAGTAAAACTACCAATCCCAAATCAGCTCGCCTTCACAAACGGAGTGAACTGGGGTGCAGATAGTGCGAACGCTTTTACTGCTGCTGCCTTTAACACTGCAACCAATGCGGCACAACCGCTTCTACAGGGTAACTTTTTCGGTGCAACAAAGGAACTGGCGAACGATCTACTTAGCGGTGCTGCTAGTATCCTTGGTACGACAGGTACAACTGGTGGAACAGGAACACTATTAACAGCACTTGCTGCAAAATATGGTCTAGGTAAAATTGGCATTAACGTTGATCCTAACCAGTTTATTGCTCGTGCATCTGGTAATGCAATCAACCCAAACTTAGAACTTCTATTCAATGGTCCTAAACTAAGAGATTTTGAGTTTAACTTTGAGTTTGCTCCAAATGGTGAAGCAGAAGCAACAGAAGTTAGAAGAATCATGAGATTTTTCAGACGTGGAATGATGCCAAGAAGAGGAGAAAATAACGATCTAATCTTCCTCGGTTCTCCTGATGTGTTCCGGATTCGTTATAGAACTGGAAATGAACGCATTCGTGGTCTAAATATATTCAAAATTTGTGCATTAACCGAGTGCACGGTTAACTTTGCTCCACAAGGGGAGTATCAGTCATATAAAGATTCGAAGGCAGGATCTCAACCCGTTTTGTCATCAATGACACTCAATTTTACGGAGTTAACACCAATCTTTGCTCAAGATTATGATGCGGATGATGGTAAGGATCCATCACTCCAAGATATGTTCCAAGATTTTGGTAGCCCAGTCAAAGGTATAGAACCTCTAAACAGCGAAGACATCGGATTCTAATGGCATACTTCGACCAGTTTTCAGATCTACTGCTCCAGTCGTTTACCGACAGTCGTACTTCCAGCACCGATTACGTAAAAGTCAAAAATATCTTCCGTCGTGCTAAGATTCGGGAAGATCTATTTCGTAATGCTCTTACTTTTGGTCAGTTTACGATTGTAGGTGATGATAGACCAGATACCGTTGCTGAAAAAATGTATGGAAGGGCAGATTTAGACTGGGTAATCCTATTATCTAATAATATTCTAGATGTTCGAAATGAATGGCCTGTTACACAGGGAGATTTTTATGAATATCTCTCTGCTAAGTATACTGAGAAAGAACTGACAGAAGTGCATCATTGGGAAACTCGCGAAATCAGAGATCCTGGTGGAGATCTACTTTTGACTGGTGGGATGATAGTTGATGAAAACTTCGCATTTTCGTATACTTACGATAATATCCGAATTTCGCTTGCAGGTGCTGGTTTGGTAAAATCGGTATCTAACCTAGATTACGAAATTGCTCTAAATGACAAAAAACGCACGATTTTTGTTTTAAGGAAAGAATACCTACAAACGGTTATAGACGATTTGCGAGAAATCATGACATATACCGATAGTTCTCAGTTTATCGATAAACGCACTAAAAAAGGAGTCAACTTGAGGATTTTGTCCCCTCGTTGACCCCTGTAGGAAAAAATTGCCGGGATTTTTTTCCGGCAATTTATGAAACTAAAAGTCGATTTTGCTCACTCTTCAGCAAGTCTTTGGAAGTATGACAGTGCATCGTCATCATCACTGGAGTTGCTAGGAGTGATGTCGGGTGCATTGAAACCCTTGTCAACCACACGCTCCTCTTCACGCTGTTGTTGGCGTGACTTCATCACAACCTCTTCCTGCTCATCAAAGGTGTCAGGATCAACACGACGACTGGTAGCACTGGGGTTCAGCACAGCGTTCATACGCTT